GAAGTTGTTGATAAATTATCTACTGCATCCCGCAGCCCATCGTATGTAGTCTTCACCGGAGATAAAGACAGAAGCGAACTGAGCGTAATACTCTTTTGTTCACCACATTGTCTGTCCAGAACAGAAGTCGGAAGCAGATAAAATTCCCACTGCTCCAACTGCAAAGGAGATTCGTTCCTATCCTTGCTTGCGTACAGGCAAAAGACATACAGATCAGACCAACGCTTCACGTCATCGCTGAAGTCGTTCTCGGCATCCCAGGAACGGGCTGGCCTGATACTGAATTGAACACGGGATAACTTTTCAGTATTCCAGCTTTGAAGATAAGCAGAGCACTTGACTTCAATTTTTCTGCCGGATTCAGTAAGCAGGTCATAAGCAGTCCAGTCTTCCCTTGCCTTTGTAGTGTCGATTCCAACGGCTGAAGCAACGATAAATTCAGCCAGAGCACCACGAAGGGTATTGTTGAGAAGGTCGGAAGAGTTCCAGGCCCAGAAGTCGTTGAGAAGTATACCTACTGGCATCCCCTCATAGGTAAAATGTTCGTTACCGGTTAATGTTTGCATTTTCACACCTCCAATCATGCAAAAAATAAAAGCGGCAAAATGATTTGCCGCCGTTTCTTGTTGAGCCAGGGAAACAGGAAAAGAATTGCCTGGCGATATATGACCATAATAGACATGACCTATCTCATGGAACACATGGTATATTATCTCCAATAGCGGCAGGCTGTCATTGTAAGCAATCACATAAGAATCAAGACGGTTGCTGTAGAACGAAAATGCTCTGCGGCTGAAAAGCCTTTGCAATCGTCTGGAAGATAGTTCCATTCTGCCGGAGATAGACCGATATGCAGCAATGTGAAGATCACGGTCTATTTGTCCTCGAATTTTTTTACCGCATCTTGGCGGGAAGCAGAATCTTTAGGATTCCATTTATCCTGACCCGAAGCGGCGATTTTAATGTCTGCCTGCTGGTATTTTTCCAGTACGGTCCATATAACCTTTTTATCACTCTCATTAGCGTTTGAATAGCAACAGATAAGTTCCTCTATTTCTCCGGAAAGAGACTGTCTAGTCGGAACTGAAGTCAGTCCGAGAAGGTAATCGGTGCTCACATTTAAGGCTTCTGCAATGGAAACCACTAAGTCAATGCGTGGCATCCGTTTAGCATCGCCAAGATACCGGGAAATCGTTGCTTCTGTTGTGTGTGCCATTTCTGCAAGCATTCTTTGGCTTATACCTCTCTGCTTTAGCAGATTGTATAGAATGACTGAAAAACTCTGCATAATATCACCTCTCCCGTATCTTAACCTAAACTTACCGAATAGTAAATAATACTTACATAAAATATAATTTTATTATTGACAATTACCGATAGGTAAGTTATGATGTTGTCATAATCAATAAAACAAAGGAGGTGCAAGAATGGATACTACAAGGCTCCGGGAACTCCGGGCCGGAAGACGTGTCTCCCTCAAGACGCTGGGGGATGTGATTGGCAAATCAATAGTTTCCTACAGCAAGAAAGAGCGGGGAGAAGTAAAGTTCCAACCAGACGAAGTTGTGGCGTTATCTAATTTCTACGGTCTAACCTATGACGAGATGAACGCTATTTTTTATGACAACAACTTACCGAACGGTAACTTTGAGGACTTGAATAAAATTCTTTCGGGCCTCGGTATCATTTGAGTTTAGTTTAGCAGATAAGGAGAAAAAAGAACATGGATGTTGGATGTGAGAATACGGGCATAAGCATCTACTTCCAGTGCAGGATTTTGGCGGCAAAGCATAATGAAAATCTCAAAAGCAGAGAAAGCGCATCGGAGTATTTCGGAATATCGGTTTCTTCCCTTGCGAATTACGAGAGAGGAATCACGGTTCCGCCTATGGATCTGGTGATGATGATGTCGGAAGTTTACAACGCTCCGCAATTAAAGAATTTGTATTGTTTGAACCAGTGTCCGCTCGGAAAAGAGCAGCCTATATCAGCAAAGGTGAAAACACTGGAGGAAGTTACGGTAAGCATAGTAGCAAAGCTGGATGAAGACGAAGTGAGCGATATGAAACGGCAGTTACTTCAGATTGCAGAAGACGGAAAAATCTCTCCTGAAGAAGAGGAGGATTTCAGGGAAGTGTCAGTGCAACTGGATAAACTGGCGGTTGCCATCAGCGAATTGAAGCTGCTTAAACAGAAACTATTGAGAAAAGGGTAGTGGTTTAGTGGAGGTTAAGAATACAGAAAAATACCTGGAAAGAGAGTTTGGCATAAAGAGCGAAGAGGAACTGGAAGAGGCTATCAGGAGGGTTAGCGATATTGATATCGGCTTATTTGTCACACCGATTTTCTGGGAAAAGCAAAGGAGTGTAGCACAGTGAGTGTTAGTAGGAAAAGCATAAGTGTTCAATCACAGATGTGCGGAGACACACAAATAGTGGTTCTGGTTATAAGAGAACAGAACAGAGATTTGAAACGGGCAGTGGCTAGAACCAGAAGAAGACTGAAAAGGGCGGCGTTAAAGTTCGGAAAATGTTTGAGAAGGAACTGGTTGTATATCTTGATTGGACTGTGGCTCACATGGAAAGCCATTGATGCAGCATACGAGTTCAGAGGATACAGAGCCATAGGCGGAGAGTATTTGGTATTGCCTATGTTTTTGGCATTGGTAGTAATGATTAGAAAGACGGTTAGTTTTATTGAATATTGCAGGGAGGGCTAAAAGATGTGTGAAATATGCAGACAGACACCATGCAACAGCAGATGTCCAAACGCTCCAGAACCGGAGCCGGTAGAAAAATGCTTGAAGTGCGGTGACGGGATATACCAGGGCGATGAATATTTCGATGGGCCGGATGGGCCGATATGCGAGAACTGCATGGAAGATATGAGTTATTCAGAAGTCCTGGAAATAATCGGAGAAAAAATGAAAGTGGCAGAGGTGGCGTAAATGGAGATAAATGAGAACGGCCTGCCGGTTTTTCCTGAATTGAATTTTGAGGAGAAGAGACACATCTATACGATAAACGGACAGATTCTTCCGAGTGTGACAACGGTAATGCGTCCGCTCGACAATGAAGTTTATCGGGGGATTGATGAAGATGTAATGAAAATGGCAGCCGACAGGGGAACAGCAATACATAATGCGGTTGAGAACTATGTTATTTACGGCATAGAGGATATAGAGAGGAAGCACCGGGGGTACTTTGACGGATTCCTGAGATTTTGGGAAGAAAACAATCCGGAGCCGCTGGCAACGGAGAGCCGGTTATACCACAAGATTTTGAGGTATGCAGGAACAGCAGATTTGCCGTGCGTGATCGGCGGAAAAAGAATTTTGATTGATTACAAGACATCGGCGGCAGTAAACAAAATGCTGACCGGAGTTCAGTTAGAAGCCTACGCGAAGGCTTACAGCAGCCATGGATTCAAATTTGATGAAAAGGCGATTGTTCACTTAAAGAATGATGGTTCGTACCAGATGGTTAGATATAAAGCGAATGACATGGAAAGCTGGGAAGTATTCAGTTCCCTCATGGTGGTATGGAACCATATTCAAAAATACAAATAGGAGGTCACAGAGATGGCAAAGGAAGCAAAGTTACTGGTGATATTGGATGAAAAAGGAATTCACACAGAGGTGAAAGGTTCGGCTCCAGATGTTATGTTCATGGCAGAAACGGCATTGACGGCATCCAGGGAGGCTCTTGAAAAAGTAAAGCCGATTAGCCATGAAGATGCAATGAAACTTATGGATACGGCTATTGAAAGCTATCAGACGGAAGCAAAGTACGGACCGGAAGTAGCGGCGGCCAGAGCATTTATGGAATTTTTGATGCACTGTTAGGAGGAAAAGCATGGGTAAAGAAGTTACGGAATCAGTAGTAGCAACGATTGAAGTTCCAACCGAAGCGGCGAAAGAGGTAGAGATTAAGCAGGAGGTTGGTCTGGTGGAGACACGGGCAAAGGAAATGATAATCTCCACAGATGAAGAATATGAGAAGGCGGCTGAGTTCGGTCAGCAGATTAAGGCGAAAGCGAAGGTAGTTACGGATTTCTTCAAGCCGATGAAAGATTCTGCATACCAGGCACACAAGGCGGTATGCGACAGGGAGAAGACGATGCTGAAGCCCCTTCAGGATGCAGAGAAGACCCTGAAAAAGAGCATGACGGCATATTTGCAGGAAAAGGAACGCAAGCGGAAGGAACTGGAAGTCAAGCTGCAAAGAGAAGCTGAAGCAGAACGGGAGAGAATGCTGAATGAGGCGGCATCACTGGAAGCAGAAGGGAAGACTGAGGAAGCGGAAGCGGTTCTTATGGACGCACAGGTGACAGAGAGCGTAGCCACTAAAGCTGTGGTTACTATGGATGTGCCGAAAGCAAAAGGTGTGAGCAGTAGCAAAGACTGGGAGATTGAAGATATCGACAAAGAAAAAGTTCCTGTGAACTTTGCAGGAGTGGAAATCAGACCTGTAGATGAAAAAGCAATCATGCGTCTTATTCGGGCATCTAAAGGAAGCATCCAGATACCCGGAATTAAGTACAAAGAAACCATGAAAATGAGTATCAGGAGGTAATAGGGTATGGCAGAGAATGCGTTGAGCGTTGTGAAGTATGATGCAGGCGGCGTGGAGATTAAGCTGGAACCGGAAACCGTCAAGAATTACCTGGTGAGGGGGAATGGTAAGGTCACGGACCAGGAAGTGTTGTTCTTTATCCGGACCTGCCAGGCACAGAAATTGAATCCACTGGTGTACGGAGAAGTGTACCTGATTAAGTTCGGGAACGAACCGGCGCAGCTTGTGATAGGAAAAGAAACCTACATGAAGAGAGCGTTCAAAAACCCGAACTACAGCGGAATGAAATCCGGGATTGTGGTTCAGCGTGGAGAAGATATCGTCCAGAAAGAAGGAACATGCCTGTATCCTTCAGAAACTCTTCTCGGCGGATGGTGCAGAGTGTATCACGAACTGAACGGTAAGGAAACTGAGACATTCAAAGAAGTCTCCCTGGCTGAGTATCAGAAGTTTAAAGATGGTAAGCCGATGGCGAACTGGGGGAGCAAGCCATGCACGATGATTGAAAAGGTGGCAGTATCCCAGGCGGTAAGGGCGGCGTTCCCGGATGATTACCAGGGATTGTACACGGCAGAGGAGTTCGGGTATACGGACCGGGATGCTGAGAAGGGGCAGGTTATCGACAATGGAGCCACAGGACCAGTGGATGATGTTCAGGAAGCAGTAGTATACATCTCCCAGGATCAGCGGCAGGAGTTCCTAGAATTGGCATCTGGATTCTATGGCAAGAAGAAAGGAGCGGCGGTAGTAAAATTCATCTGCAACAACATGGGGCTGGAATCCACTACTAATATGACTGTTGAGCAGTTCGAGGAGGCTATGGAAACTCTGAGGAACGGAATTGAGGCAGACAAGAAGAAAATGAAGGAGCAGGAAGAGAATGGCTCCGCAGAGAATCCAGAAAACGTAAATGAGTAATGTGCAGTGGCGGCGGGGTAAATCCTACCGCCACGATAAAGGTGGTGATGTTGTTGGCATGGATCAGTGTACATGACCATGTGGATGGTGGGAAACTGAGAGAACTTGCAAAGGAAATAGGATGTTCCAAAAAGGAAGCACTTGGAATCCTGGTTTCAATGTGGTTATGGGGCCTGAAGAATGCGGACAGAACCGGCAAGTTGAGAAGCTGTGATAAGAATGATATTGCGGAGGAAGTGACAAAGGGGATAAGCGATGGGCTTGACCCACACAGAATTGTAGACAATCTTATCAGCCAGCATTGGATTGATGAAATGGAGGATGGTTCATTATATCTGCATGATTGGGATGTATGGCAGGAGCAGTGGTATAGATCGGAAGAGCGTCGTGTAGGGAAAGAGTGTAG